CCCTCGCCCCAGGATTGAGGCGAGGGTTTATCGTACTGTGTACGGTAACTAGTCGGCGGTCAGGGTCTTAATCATGTCCTCGAGTTGCGCCTCATACACTTCCGCGCGGTCCTTGTTCTCCGCCCAGTATTTGTCGAGGACCAACTTCAATGTCCAAGCCTTCGCTTCCAGGTCTGGCGTTGGGGCGATCTTGGTTTCATCACTCTCCACAGACCACGAATGAATGATGCCAGTGATGAATGACAGAGAAGAGGAGAGAGTCTTAGCGCCTTCTTTCGCCAACTCGATCGCGCCTTGATTGTCGTCACTGTCACGCTTGACCGGCGCCGGTTTCACCATCTTGCGGAGATTGGCGAGAGATTTCGGACCGGTCGGCTTGTCGAGCGGGACCATGTTGCCAACATTGTTTTCATACTCCTCGATGTCACTGTCGCTGACCTTGTCGCCAGTCGGCTCGGCATACACAGCCTGATAGGGAACCCGGAGAGCGCCCTTCGAAGTGAGCTCAATATCAGTGCTGTCAAACTTCGCCATGATGTCCTTAGCGAGATCCATTGTGCGAAGAACGTTGGTCTTGATCCGTGGCGTCAAGTCTTCCGGCTTCAGACCAAAGACCTTCAACATGACGACTTCGAATGCGGCCGTCTGAAGCGTCCTGATCATCTTGCCATCGGGCGCTTTCGGCATTTCGGTTTCACGGTTGACGTAGTCAGGCAGATCGAAGCCGTCCCAGGTGGCGATGTGATTACCGTCCTTGTCCACAGCGCGGGCAGAGAAGATTGCAGTCGGCCACGCTTGGCAGAGAGCGTACACCCCGTAGGCAGTGCCTTCGTTGTCTGCCTTCTCTCCGCGCCGGAATGCGGAGATGGCCTTTACGCCATGCTCCAAGTAAGCCGGAGCGTTAGCAAGGTCCGCCGTGAGCATCGCTTCGGCAGACGTGGTGTTCAAGAGAGTATTCATTAAAGTAGTTTCCGAGAGGGCATTGGCGCCCCGTGTTGGCGATACACCTGCATCACCAACAACCCCATAATCGCATTTCGCATTGTCTGTGTCAAACCCGGTCAACGCCACAAACAACGTATTGTGTACGATAAATTGCGACATTCCGACACACATGCACACACAAGGGCCACGACCAGGGCGACGACCACGGGCCACCGTGATGCACCGTACAAGTGTAGACAAGCATACATCACACACACACACAGACAACACAGCAACACGAGGGGCGTGGGTGAGTAAAGAGGGGAGTTGGGCAAAACGAGGCGGCCCGGTCTGCTTGCACTGTGCTGTCTAGCGGCGCCACGTTGCTTGACGTTGCTTGCACTGTACTGTGTGCCGCACCACGTGGCCAGCCCCCTCGATCCCCCCACTGATTCCAAAAAGTGCCTCATGCTACGCTGGCAGGATAGTGTTGAGGTGGGCTCTGTTCGACTGGCCCATTGTTGACGCGTGTAGCCGTGTTCATCACCGTGGCCTCGTGTCCCTGGCTGTGTTGCCTCTGTGTATGTGTGTGTACGTGACTGTGTTACTGTGTTCGTACGGTTGTACGGTTGTACGGTAGTAGTCCGAACGAACGAACGACTGAGCCCCCGCGCTGGCGCGCGGGGTTTGTGAACAGTGACAACGGGTGCCTGGTGTCGCGGCTTCATTGTATAGACACATGCAGTGCTGGCGTCTACACTGAGATCGTTGTACTGTCAAGTGCGTAGACGGTGCGTCGTTCGCTTGTGTATCGACACCGTGCAACAGTGGAGTGATGAACGTGGCTCCTGTAATGTATTCAACCTTCTGGGGTGACGGTGCTGGTGTGTCAGGTTCGTACGCACCGATACAGAACAAGTCTCCCATCCGTGGCAGGTCGCGGCAATTGGTGAACCGTGAACAGTATCGTGTCCTCACTGCGCTGTTCAACGGGCTGATTGGCGCTGTGAGTGGTGCCAACGTGACTGCGACACACGCTCGAGTGTCACCAAGGAACAACACGCTCGACACGCCAAGTGACAACGTGGTCGGCGGCCTGCGTCGCATTGACACAGTGACAGACATCAACCGCAACACCACTGCGGCCGATGTGACTGCGTTGAAGGAGATCACCTTCGCTGTCAACAGACGACCCTCCCCCTACGTCCCCGATCTCTCAGGCAACGGCGGTCGTGCTTTCTAGGGAGTCACGTGATGGCAGATCCAACGCCTGTTCCTGTTCCTGTCCACAATGAACCGTGGTACATCGACAATGCGTTCATACGCCAAGGTGAGCGTCCTGTTCCACCGCCTGTACCGACTCCTATTAGTGATAGCATCAAGTCGCCTAGCGGTCGCGGTGGTTCTGGTCGTGGCGGCGGTGGTGCTGGGCGTGGCGATAGTCCGTTCGTAGTGCTCCGTGATCCAGGAGACGACAAGCCGAAGACAACTGAGGACGTTGGCAAAGGCACGAACAGCGTACTCGACAGTCTGCTCTTGGCTGCCATTGGCGGTGGTACTGGCATTGTAGCCAATCAATTGATGAAGAACAGGCTTGCTGCTGCGAGCGGTGGAGCGGGCGCAGCCGCTGGCGGAACAGGATCTCCTGTCGAAGAACCCTCTCTTCGTACAGGTGTACTCAGTGATCCTTACGCTGCGGCCAACGTGAATGACATTGCTGGCGGTGCGTTCCAGCCTGCCAACGCGAACTCTGGTGTCCGCGACCTCGTTGTACCTGGCGGTCCTGGGACAACAGCGGGCGGCCCGTACGACGGTCCATACAGCAGTGATCCTGAAGTCAACAGTGCTCTACAGAGGGCAATCGAACAACAGAAGGTGCTCGCCTTGGCAGACCAACGCAAAGCTGCTGCTGCCATCACACACGCCAAGCCCGGTTCACCAGGCAAACCACACATCACGCCTCCTCCGTTCGTGCGTCCTGATCTATCTCGTGACCAAGCGGCTGTTGATGCAGCGTACGGACAGAAGCTCTCAGAGGCGCGCAGGATACAACTCGAGAAGGAAGCTGCGTACAGACAAGCGGGTCAACAGAATGTAGACCAGAACCTGTGGAACCAAGGCACTGTACAGACGGGAACTGACGTTCGCGCAGGCCCAGGCACCGATGAGCCCGCAGTCGGCATTGCACTCAAGGCTGCTGCTGCTAAGGCTAGAGCCGCTGCACTCAAGACAGGACTAACCCGTACAATTGAGGCCCTTCCCAAGTGACTCTCGCATCTGCTGACGAACCTCTCATCCTCGCTGATGGCACACGCATTGATCCACGTACAGGCAAGGTGATCCGTGAGCGCGAACGTGATCCTGACGCCTACGTGTCTGTCCCCTCTGGCAGTGATGCACAGAAGATCGTTGCCCGTACACGGCGCTCTGTGTCTGAACTTCCGCTGAACAGTGGCAACATGAATGCGCTCTCCCTGTGTCTCCTCTACACGATCTGGGGACTGGGCGACCTTGACATCGCTGTTGTCACATCCCTCTCCGTTGAACAGGTGAAGCGCATCAAGGCACTGCCACAGTACGAGACACTCTCACGTGACATCGTGAAGGGCATTCAGGAACACGACGCCAAGGACATTCGACAGTTCTTTCAACAGCGTGCGCGTAGTGCAGCTGAGTGCATTGCCGAGATCGCTGAGAACGGTGAAGGCAAACTCGCCTTCCGTGCAGCACAGGACGTGCTAGACCGTGCAGGCTTCCGTCCAGCCGACACAGTGGAACACCGTCACACGATGGTTGACTCGCTACGGATTGAGCACATCATCAAGCGTGAAGAGCCTGACCTGGCAACCATTGACACAACGTACAAGGAGATCACCTGATGGCCATCGTACCAGATCTCAACCGCTCGCCTCCCGGTCGCCCTGGCAACCAGCTCGGTGTTGATCCTCACAACTTGACGAAGGCAGAGTTCGCAACACAGAACGACGGCTTCCGCAAGGACGTGTCCCTGATTGTCCCTGTCGGTGGCTCTCTCGTCCTGCCTGCTGATGGCACGAGGAACAACGTCACATTCATCAATCCTCTGTACAATGGTGACATGTCCATCTCGACACGTCTCATTGGCTCCTTCAACGGACTTGGTGCGATCTCTCTCTTCGCTGGCACAACGCAGTCGATCAAGGGCGTCCTCGCGCGTGTCGCGTGGTACTGTGTCAGTGATGAGGTCCAAGCACTCACGATCCTGGTGGGTTAGATGCACAAGGCAGACGCTCGTGTAATCCCAGTCAGTGATGTTGTCAAAGACGGTCGTCGCCTTGACGTGTTCCTAGATGAGATCATCCAAAGCATCCCTGTCGTTGACAACGGGCTCACGATGGGATCACCGTCGGCCATCAATGGTTCACCTGGCACAGACAGGTTGCTCAACTTCCAGAGTGACTTGGTTAACCGTTGGGGGATCGCTGCGAACTCCAACCCAGAGAACTTCGTAAGCGGTGTCACTGGCTCTGACTTCGTGATCTACAGGTACAATGACAACGGCGGGTTCATGGATGTTCCGCTGGCCATCACACGCATCGACGGGCATGTGACACTCAACGGTGGAGCACTCACTGTAAAGGGCACAGGAGCCGTTTCCACAATTGTCATAGACGGTCCTGGTACAACAACCAGCCGCAACTTGAACTACACAAGCAGTGGCGTTAATCAGTGGAGCTTACAGGTCTCATCGGGGGGTCCGGCAGACTTCTTGATCCGGCGCTTTAGTGACACTGGTGTACCGATCGACTACCCACTCACGATCAATCGTGCCACAGGTCTAGTCACTATACAGAACGCTCTAGCCGTCACTGGCGCGCTCAATGTCAACGGTGGAATGACAATCGCCGGTGGATTATCGGTCAGCAGTGTATTTTACATTCAGTCCGCTAGTGGTCAGACTGCTCAAGTCCTAAACGGGCCGCCCGCGACCCCGAAGGTGATCTACCTACAAACCAACGCCAACAGTCGATGGCACATCACCTCGGACGGTGTAGCAGAGGGCGGCGGCAACTCAGGGTCTAACTTCGCCATCGCGCGTTATACTGACGCGGGTGGCATCATTGACGTGCCGTTCTACATCCAACGGTCAACAGGGTTGGTGAACATCATCACCAATCTTCAAGTCAACGGTGCCATGACCGCGACGAGTGGCACCTTTACCAATGTCCTCGTCAATCCACTGAACAATCAGAGCGGCATCACTCTGACACGGTTCACTGACACCAGTCCACTAGGCAACTTCCTGTTTGGTCAGATCGCGGCTGGTGGTACGACGCTGTTCGCTGTTGACGTGAACGGTCAAGGGTACTTCAAGAACGCTATTCTCTACGGCGGTGGCCTCCTGTCCGGCTCACCAGTTGGTTACGCAGGTGCGCCCGTGGTGGCAGTCAAGCCGTTCGCCAACGGTGGAGACACGTTCTACGGTCAGCGGTTCACTGACACTGCACCTGCTGGCTACTTCTTACGCCTTCGTAACGCTGCCAACACCGCCGACCTGTTCTATGTTGACCTCGGCGGCTTCCTGTCTACAGCCAATGGCATAAACGCCGCTGGGGGCATCAATACGAGTGGATGGCTCTCAGGGTCTGGCAACATTCAAGCCTTACCACCGTCGAACGGTGGACTGTACGTGTGTTGGAACCGTACGAACGGTGCGGGTGAGAGTGCCATATTCAACACTTACATTAACACGCCTGCTGCACAACCCAGCTTCAACTTCTTCCAGATGACTTCGCCCACAACGACGGCGTTGATAGGATCACTGGCACAGGCTGGAGCGACTTTTGCTTCATTAACGGTTGGCACAGGTGCCACTCTGAACACGACTGTCGGTAGTGGAGCTATCGCCGCACGGCAGATGGTGAATGGCGGCGACACTATCGTATGTCAACGCGCAACTGATGCAGCCTCAACAGGACAGTTCATCCGTTTCATTGACGCTGCCAACCTGAACACGATCTTCCAAGTGGGCATGAGTGGTGATACCTTATCACTTGGAAACATCAAGGGCAACACTCTTCAGACGAGTCAATTCACTGTAGCCAATTTGGCGGGCATTCCGAACGTGCAAACTGGGCATCGAGCATTTGTGACGGACTGCAACACTGCTGTGTTCAATGCTCCAGTAGCGGCTGGTGGATCTAACAAGGTGCCAGTATTCTACAATGGTACTGGCTGGATGGTAGGCTAGAAGGAACTTCAATCGATGGCAACTGTACCCGACCTGTCTGGCAACATTCCCATGAATGCGCCCAACGTTGACAAGCACCTCTCTGAGTACATGAACAGTGGTGCCATCATCACAGGCTCCATCAGTGTATCGACTGCGAATGGTCTCACGTTGCCGCCTGGGCAACTCGGCAACGGCATGACGCTGTTGGCTGATCCCACGAACACGGGCATCATCTACGTCGGCGCTGTCGGTGTCACTGTGGCCTCTGGCTATCCACTCAGTGCTGGACAGTCGGTGACACTTGAAGTGCCCGACGCGTCACAGATTGGCTACAAGGCTACGGTGTCTGGTGACAAGCTCAAGTACACAGGGAACTGAACGTGGCAACTCCTGACTTCGCATTCCGACGGCTCGAGAAGTTCCGCTTCGGCGTGGTCGCTGACAACGTTTGCTCGAACGCGTACGAGTACCGCTACGGCACTGCTGACGCCGAGGCGATGTGTGCAATGGACATGAGTGCTGTCCGCATCCCTGTTGACGTGTCCGAGGTCGTGTTGGGTCTCCCATGCAGCTACGCAACCGGCTTGTCTGACTCAGGACGCGTGGCCCACGGTTTCAAGAAGCTCGATGCCGCTGTGGAACTGTTCAATGATCACGGCCTCGCTGTTGAGATCGCCAGCTTCGTCAGCAACGCAGTCGTGGCACAGGGTACGCAGAGTGTTGAGTACGCGCTCACGTCAGCGAACATTGCACTCGCGCAGCGGTACGTGCCTGAATACCCGTACGACATGCTGTTCCTTGGCCTCTACAACGAACCACGGATGACTGCTGATGAGTGGAATGACTTTGCGCCACGTCTCGCCGCGAACACGAGATCAGTAGCGCGCAACACGACGTTCCTCATTGGCCCCATTGGCTTCAACAAGACGGCGAACCTTCCTGCATTCCACACGCTGACTGATCCCAACATCATCTACGTGATGCACCACTACGATCCTGCGCGTCTCACCAATCAGGGACAGCCTGGTGTCAAGCCGAACCCTGACTACCACTACCCGCGTCCGGTGCCGGGTGGTGATCCAACAGAGATGTCACGCGCCAAGATGCTGGCGATCATTGACCAAGGCATCAACTGGGCAGCGGCGAACAACGTGCCGTTCATCATGGAAGAGTACGGCTGTACGAACAAAGTCGCTGACGCCGCGAGTCGTGACGCGTGGGTGCGTGACGTGTCGCAGTACGCCGACAGTCGCGGTCTCGGTCGCTTGTGGTGGTCGTGGAGCAGCCGCGAGTTCGGCATCAACCCACACGGCAAGGGACTTGATACACATCTGCAATCGTTGATGACAGAGTGGCCAACACTGAGGGACGATGGCACGAACGTACAAGATCGTTGAGGGTTCACTCCACGACCGCTTCCAGCGTGCGCGTGGCAAGGTGCAGATCTTCGCTGGTGGCTTCGGCAATGGTAAGACCACGGCTGCTGTCATCAAGGCTCTGCAACTCGCCAAGGCGTACCCAGGTTGCAACGGTCTCGTGGCACGATCAACGTTCCCTCGCCTCAACGCGACGATCCGCAAGGAGTTCGTCGTGTGGTGCCCGAAGTCATGGATCAAGCGAGATGTCAACTCGAGAGAGAACCTGATCGAGTTGAACAACGGCTCAGTGATCAACTTCAGTCACATCGCACAGAGTGGGAAGCTCGCGGAGAGTACCACGTCGAACCTGTTGTCAGCGACGTACGACTGGATTGTCATTGACCAGATCGAGGACCCGGAGATCACAGAGAAGGACTTTGATGACCTGCTTGGGCGACTGAGAGGACAGACGACGTACCAAGGTGACGACGAGACAATGCCGACCAGTGGTCCGCGTTGGATGGTCCTCATGTGTAACCCAACACGCAACTGGGTCTACCGCCGACTGGTCAAGCCACTACAAGACCGTGAACACGGCATGACCAACTCGAACGAGATGGTTGATGAGGAGACAGGTGAGCCACTCGTGCAACTGTTCGAGGGATCGACGTACGAGAACGCTGACAACCTGCCTGCTGACTTCATCCGCGCTCTTGAGTCCGCGTACAAAGGACAGATGCGCGAGAGGTTCCTCAACGGACTGTGGGGCGCGTACGAGGGCCTGGTCTATCCACAGTACAACCCAACGGTCCACGTCATCGAACACGAGTCGATGATTGAATACTACGACGACCTCTGCACTCGTGGCTTCGTTCCGCCTATCGTAGAGGCGTACGATCACGGCCTTGCAGTCCCCGCGTGCTACGCAATCGGCTTCGTCGATGACAGTGGCAACGTGAGCGTCCTCGATGGCTTCTACGAGAAAGAGAAGACCATCAATGAACTGGCGACGATGATCAAGGCCACGAGGGAACGGTACGGGTTGATCCAGGATGACGCGGAGACAGGGCCACGCATCCTCGCTGATCCATCAATCTTCAGGCGCACGACGGGCAACACGCGGACAGTTGGCACAACGGTGTCAGGACTCTTCCGTGAACAGAAGATCCAGATGATCCGTGGCAACAATGACATCATGAATGGGATCGCGAAGGTGCAAGCGTACCTGAGTACGGACCTGTTCCACATCAATCCTTACACACTCGGCGTTGGCTCCCCTCGTCTGTTCTTCTCCAACAAGTGCGACTGGGTGGACCGTGAGATCGTTGACTACTACTGGAAGAAGAACAGTGCTGGTGACTACGAGGACGTGCCATCAGACAACAATGACCACGCGATGGACATGCTCAAGTACCTGCTGACGAACAGACCACGCGTCGCCATCCGAATTGAGCGTCCGCCGCCAGTGCCACGCAAGTACCTGTCATGGCGTGAACGTGACATCGCAACAGCCGACGCGAGAGGCCACAGGTATGGACGATAGTCAAGACAACGCGGCCATCTCTGGCAACCCTGATCTACAAGACTCGCTCCGTCTCGGTGGCGTACCAACGGGAGGCGTCCCCGCGCCTGTCAACAACGCACCAATGTACCGCGTCATGGGTGACACGAAGTTGCCCGTTGCCAAGTCGTACGGCAAGCTGTGGAAGTCACGCGTTGACCAGGCTTGTGCAGCGCGTCGTGACATCGAGGCGTGTTGGTCGGAGGCGATCAGGTACTACGAGAACGATCAACTGTCTCATCGTCAGAGCAAGTACGACCGTGGTGGCAACACACGTGGCGCGCGGACGCTTGGCACCAACTGGCTAGAGACAGAGAACGTCGTGTTCTCCAATGCCATCACCATTCTGCCCATGCTGTACAGCAAGAACCCCGCGATTGAGGTGACTGCTGCGAGTGATGACCAAGAGGACTTCGCTGTTGCAGTGGAGCACGTCGTCAACACGCTGATGAACATGAAAGAAGCGCCTGGCATCAGTCTCAAGTCGAAGTCGCGGCGTGGTGTGTTGAGTGCGCTGTTGACCAACAACGCGTACCTGAAGATCGGTTGGGTGCAGAAGCAGGACAGCAGTCAGGCAGCGATCTCGCAGTTACAAGACTTGACGCGTGAGTTGAACGACGCGAAGGACGCCAACGCGATCAGGGAGACTGAAGGCAAGATCACCGGCCTAATGGAGAAGCTGTCACTCCTCGAGCCGAGTGGACCGACGATGAAGCTCGTCTCACCCTTCCGCATGTACGTTGACCCCACTGCGAAGGAGCCTGATCACAGTGATGCGAATTGGATGGCAGAGTACGACTTCCTGCCAACATCGTACATCCGTGCGGTGTACGGAAAGCCGGGTGACAACGAGAACAGCGTCGTCTCTGTGTACGAGCCCACTCACGTGTTGAACGCGAACTCGTCAGTCGAGACCAATGATGAGCAAGTGAACACCTTCAGCCTCATCAACCAGACGCCGAACGACGACGCCTCGATCTACGGCTACAAGGACAACAACGCGTTCATCGCTGCACAGTACACCAAGGTGTGGTGGGTGTGGGACAAGACAACGCGACGTGTGTTCCTCTACGCAGACAACGCGTGGGAATGGCCTCTGTGGGTGTGGGATGATCCACTGAACCTGCTGCGCTTCTATCCGTACTTCCGCTTGTGGTTCCACGAGACGCCTGATGGAGCACAGCCCAAGGGTGAGGTCACGTACTACCTCGATCAACAGGACGCGATCAACGAGGTCAACAGTGAGATCGCACAGGCGCGCAAGTGGGCACGACGGAACATCTTCTACAACAAGAATGGCATCAATCAGGACGACGTTGAGCAGATCCTCAAGGGACCAGATGGCACAGCGCGTGGACTAGACATTCCAGAGGGCACGAAGCTCGCGGACATGTTCTACAGCATCATCCCGCCTGCGTTGTCACACCCCGAACTGTTTGACAACACGAAGAGGTTCGAGAGCATCAACCGGATCACGGGGATCAACGACGCATTACACGGTGGACAGTTCAAGACCAACACGACGAACCAGGCCATACAGACGTACGAAGGGTCAACGGATGTCCGCGTTGACGAGAAGATGGACGCCATTGAGGATTGGATCGGTGACGTTGGGTGGTCACTCGCTCAACTGTGCCTGCGCTACTGGACGACGCAAGACGTGACGGACCTCATCGGCAGTGCGGCGGCTGAAGGGTGGCAACAGATCACTGATGCAGCGCAACTCCGTGCCAAGCTCAACCTGCGCGTCGTTGGTGGATCACTCGAGAAGCCAACAAGCAAGAACAAGCAGAAACAGGCACTCGCCATTGGTCAAGTGCTCGGTCAATTCGCCAACTCGATCCCCGCTGCTGGCATGGTGCTGTTGAAGGTGTTCGAGCGTGCGTTTGACAACATGGTCATCACAGAAGAGGATTGGGATGGGCTCTTACAGTCAATGCAAGACGCACAACATCAGGCAGGTAGCGGTCCTGGTGGACCTGGTGCGGAACAAGGCGAACAAGGCACACCCGGCGCACCACAGCCAGGAGCACCACAAGGAGCGCCAGGACAACCGCCCGGCGCAGTGCCACCAGAAGCACAAGGCACAGACACCGTTGACCCCGCACAGGCACAGGTGATCGCACAACAGATCGCGTCACTGCCGCCTGACTTGAGACAGCACATGCAGCAACTCATCGCGCGAGGCGTGTCGCCCACTGACGCGTTGAAGGAAGTCACCAAGCCAACACCAGCGCCGCGCATCACAGCAGAGAGACACATCGCAAGGCCACAGATGCCACCGTCGATGAAGCCAGTGACACCACCACACGCGCCACCAAGCGCCCGCGGCGCAGCCGCACGGGTCGGGCCTTCGCACAACGGTGCAAGAACACCACCGAGGCCAAGGCCGTGAACCGTGGTTGTGTTACTGTTTCGCGTGTGTCCTCACTCTACCGTACACCCGTACGATCAACCGCCATAGTAAGGAGAGAGACTGATGGCTGACACTGACTTCATGGACTCTGACGTGATGAAGGGGCACTTCGCTGCTGCTGGCATCACTGATGAGCCCACAACGACGAGTGAAACTGCTGACACAACGGGAGCACCTGATGGAACTGCCACAACCACTGAAGGGACGCCAACGCCTGCAACGCCGAAAGGTGCAGACGCCGACAGTGGCACTACAAAGCCGCAGCCCGCAGCTACTCCACAAGATCGCAGTGGCAGTGCAAAGGACGGTGCTGGAGAACCAGGGAAAGCCCCAACAGGAGCGAAGGCTAGTGGTCCCAAAGATCTAACACTGCCTGACGGAACTGTCATCAAGGGAGGACAGGAGCGCCGTTGGTACGACTCGATGCAGGTGGCGCGTCAACAGGCGTCGGCTGCGAGTGACAAGCTCGTGTCAATGCAGCGTGATCTCCAGTCAGCGCGTGACCAAGTGGAGACGCATCGACAGTCTCTTGCTGCGATCGGTGCAACTTCTCCCGAGTCCGCAGCTACAGCAATGCGACTGATGAATGACCTCACACGCGATCCCGTGGGCGTTGTCACGTCGCTGCTTGCGGAGTTGAAGGAGAAGGGATACAGTATAGAAGGCATCGGCGGTGCTGTAGATACACAAGCCATCCGTATGATGCTCGCCCGCCAACAAGGCGAAGGACAGCAGAGACAACAGGGACCGACGCCAGAACAGATCAGTGAGACTGCTCGCACAGAGACTGGTCAGTTCTTCTCTCGTTACCCTGATGCTGTCATCCACGATGCAGTCCTCGCGGACATCATCACCAAGCATCCCGATGTCAGCCTTGACACCGCGTACTTCCAGCTTAAGCAAGCCGTGATTGACCAGGGCCTTGATTGGTACTCGCCACTCCCCGCGCAAGTGCAAGCTAGAGCGACTG